TTGAGATTAGAGCACAGGAGTTTCCATTTGTGACTATTGATTTGATAGACATGATTCCAGCTAATGACCGTCAGACATCTGGTCAACTGGTAGACAATGACTATCGCGGAACAGTTGCCCCACTATCTGGCAAGACTTACCGCTATGAAGTACCAGTAGCTTTTGATTTGATATATCAAATTACAACCTATGCCCGTCACCCGCGTCACGACAGGGCAATGATGTTTCAATTGACGCACAAATTTCCATCAAAGTATGGCGGTCTACTAGTTCCAAACGAACTAGGCACAGAGACCTCACGCCGCCATATGTTTCTTGATGGGTTTGCAAAACGAGATGCGGTAGACGGAGAAACTGGAAACCGCAGATTGCTACGCAACATTTACACAGTAAGAGTAATCAGTGAACTTACTCCACTTGATGCAGGCCGTAGGGCTTCACGAGTTGAAGAAGTACTTGTTAACCTTCCTGAGTTAACGGACCAAACATCGAACATCCCTACTGGATTAACAAAAGTATAAAAAATGTCAAACTTGTTTAAAACAAAGGAGAAAATCTAATGGCAGTTCTACGTCCAGGAGTTTACGTTGAAGAAACGTTAAATCCTGTCGCACCTGTGGTTGGTCCAAACTCAGATTCTGTCGGCGCATTTATTGGCGCAAACGACCGTGGTCCAGTTGGAATACCTCAATTAATTACATCATGGAGCCAGTACTCAACACTGTACGGTACTTGGAACACAAGTACTGGAACAGGAGCAGCTAGTAATGATTTACCACTTGCTGTGTACATGTTCTTTACAAACGGTGGAAGCCAGTGCTACGTTAACCGCATTGCACCAGGCGCAACATCAGCAACTCGTTCACTTTCCGACCGAGCAGCAAGCCCATCAGCAACACTTCAAATTCAAGCTAATAACGCTGGAGCTTGGGGTAACAACATTAATATCAGTATTGGTAACTCAGCAACAACAGGTCTATTTGATTTGTTTGTTTACTACGGTGGCAATACAGATGCAAACCTAGTTGAGCGTCACGTTGACCTTTCAATGACAGCAACAAATGCTCGTTATGCAACAGCTATCGTTAACGCAGCTTCTGGCTACGTACGACTAACTGACCTTAACTCAGCAAACACAGGTTCTACTCGTAACCCAGCTGTTGTAACAAACCAAACTTTAGCTACTGGAATCAATGGAACCGCTATAGGTAATACAGATTATTCAAATGGTCTTTTAAACTTTGACACCATTAAACAATCTTTAATTTTGAATATACCTGGTAACTCAACCGTTCCAGTTATTAACGCAGCTATTGGTTATGCAAACTCTCGTCAAGATGTGTTTGTAGTTATTGACGGCGTCTATGATGAGTCCTCTGTACAGTTGGCTTTGGCTGCACAGTACACAGCAAGCTCACTTGCCGCTGTTTATTATCCAAATCTTCTTATTTCTGACCCAACACTTGCTCCTGGTTCTGGCACAGGGCGTGTAAGAGCAGTTGGTTCTGGCGCAGCGGTTATGGGCGTTATCGCAACAACTGATGCATCACGTGGAGTATTCAAGGCCCCCGCTGGTCTTCTTGCTCGCGTATCAGGCGTTGTTTCAGTGGCAACATTAACAAATAGTGAACTTGATACTCTTAACTCTGCGGCTTATCCAGTAAACGCAATCAAGTTTGTACCTGGTTCAGGCATTGTAATCATGGGTTCACGCACTCTAAAGGGTGGATATGTAGACAAGTACGTACCTGTACGTCGCACACTTATCTATCTACGTAAGTCTCTTACAGACCTTACACAGTTTGCAATCTTTGAGCCAAACGACGAGTTCTTGTGGAACCGCATTAACTCTTCAATCAGTACTTTCCTTACTGATTTCTGGAGCAAGGGTGGGCTACGAGGCGCTACCCCACAAGCAGCGTTCTTTGTAAAGGTTGATGCAGAAAACAACCCACAAAGCTCGATTGACAATGGGTACGTAAACATTGAAGTTGGCGTTGCTCTACAGCGTCCAGCTGAATTTATCATTATTAAAATTGGACAGTTTGACGGTGGCACCACCGTTACTGTGGCGTAAAGGAGATAACCACCAATGACAAGTAGCATAATCAATCGCCACTCAACACTAGCAACAGACCCGTTACGCTCGTTTCGGTTCTTCGCTAAGTTTGAGGTAGCAAAGGACGGTAAGGTCTTTGACCAGAAACTTATCACCTGGTCTGGCGGATTTAGCAGTATCAGTGGGTTGAGCATCAACACTCAGGCCATTCAATATCGTGAAGGTGGCTACAACACCACAGTACATCAGGTACCTGGTATGACTACCTTTACACCAATCACTATGCAGCGTGGAGTATTGGCTGGTAATGACCAGGCAATCACATGGATGCGTGGTCTATTTGCAGCAGCATCTGGAGAAGGTATTGCTGTAAACGGCGGCACAACAGGAGCTGCTGAAAGCTTCCGCGTTAACATCAAGGTGTTTGTAGCTGACCATCCAAACTCTGGACCAACAGAGGTTCAGAAGTACAAGATGGGTTTCAAGATTCACAATGCATGGATTACTGCGCTAAACTATACAGACCTTAACGCAGCAGATGGCGCAATCTTGTTTGAGTCAATGACATTAGTACATGAAGGCTTGTCAGTCTTCTTTACTAAGGACGGCAAAGAAGAAGACGCAGCAGGAAAAATTTCTTAATTAACAAACCTTAGGAGCATAAATCGTGACTGAAATTATCACAGACGCAGAACTAATACAGAAATTTGCAGCAAAGGCGATGGAGGAGCCCGCACAAGTCATTAAGACGCGGGCCCCTTCAGAGTCTTCTGTTAAGTTGCCAGGCGGCTTCATTGAGCCAAATGGTGAAGTAATCAACACAGTTGAAGTACGAGAACTTAACGGGGCTGACGAGGAAGCTGTAGCAAAAGCAGGTACCTCAGGCAAAGCTCTCAATGTCCTTTTGCAACGAGGCCTTGTAAAGATTGGCTCTAGGAACGCTGAGAAGGCAGACCTAGATTCTATCCTAGCTGGCGACCGAGACACCATCCTTCTAGCAATTAGAAAGGTGACTTTCGGGGATGACATTAATATCACCGCACGTTGTCGTGACTGTGGTGATACGCAAGATGTCTCTATCCTTTTATCATCAGACGTTCCAGTAGTGGAATTAAAAGATGCTAAAGAAGATAGAACTTTTGAAGTTGAAACAAAAACAGGTACAGCCATAGTGGCTCTACCAAACGGTGTTACTCAAAGAAAACTCATGGAGAACTTTGAACGAACACCTGCAGAAGTAAATACAATTTTACTAGCTGGATGCTTAGTGTCACTAAACGGAGAACCATCTGAAGGTGCTATGACTGCTTTATCTTTGGGTATGGCAGATAGAACCAAGCTTGTTGATGAAATCATCAAGCGTAACCCAGGTCCACGCCTTGGGGAGGTGACCAGGGCTTGTAAGGCATGTGGTGAGTTAATGGCTCTTCCGCTGTCCTTGCTCGACTTGTTTCGCATTTAGTGAAACAGATTACGAAAGCCTGTTAGACCAGTACGAGATTCTTACAAGAACTTTCGTTGGTTGGTCACTATCAGATATAAGAAGCCTCTCACCCAGAGAGCGTCTTAATTGGTTAGAACGTTCTAGAAGGACTAGATAATGTTAAATATGCCTAGCAACTCCAGTAGTGGAAATGCTGCGAACAACATGCAGCGGTTTGAACAATCAAGCCGTGGGGCTCACTCTACCCTTTTACAAATGGCTAGCACCATTGAGTACAGAATTAACAGCTCACTTAATGCAGCCGAACAAAAAATCACCCGCATGGGTGCTAAATTTAAAAACGCCTTTAGCGGTATTGGTGGCCCAGGTGGCGCCAATACTGTTATGGCTGGCCCTACTTTTTCTACTCCACAAGCAGGCGGCCCAGGCGGCCCCGCTGGTCCTGCTGGTCCAGGTGGTACAGGTCCTGCTGCTGCAGGCGCACCTCAAGGTGGCGGAAATACAAACGTCTTTAGACAACCATCACCTGCTCAAATAGCTGCAGCTGGTGTTACTGCTGCTGCCATGGCAATGCCAGGCACAGACGATGCATTTAAAGCACAGCTATATACATCACGTGCTGCTATATCTTTAGGTGGCGGAGGCCGCGTTCAAGCGGGTATGCCAGGAGTGCTTGGTGGATTATCTGACATGAGCGGAAAGAACGGCGCTTATGACCAGACACGAGATTTCTTAAACAAAATAGCAAAAGCTGGTCTTATGAAAGACCCGCTAGATAATATGCGAATGATGGCTACCTTTGCACAAGGTGGTATCTATGGCGGTTCCCAGCAAAACATGCAGCAGGTTGCTATGGGCTCTGCAGTTTTATCTAACATGACTCCTGGTATGGGTGGAGAAGGCGCTGCTCAAGCAGTGGGCGCACTTAACCGCGGTAGAAGCGTAAACATGTTAAGAGCGGTTGGTATTAGGGTTCGTGATGAAAACGGAATGCCTCGCGACCCAAGAGCTATCATTGATGACTTGTGGAATAAACTTGAGAGTCAAAAGAGACGCACTGGTGGTTCTGGTTCTACTCTTCAAGATATTAAAACTTCTTTATTGCCTGGTAACGCAATTGCCACCATGCTTGATAATCTTTTTGGTAATGACCCGTACCTAAGAAAGATGATTGAAGACGGACTTCTACTTAAGGCGTCTACAGGCGGAGCACAGTTTGCTGGTATGAGTGGCGACAGAATGAAGAAGCTATCTCAAGACGCAGGTCTTTCTACTTTTGCTGCAAACATGCAGGGGCAAAGAACTGCTCAAGCATCAGAATTTATCTCTACAACAGCTCCAGCTATTGCTGACGCTAAGGGTAGAGCAGACCAGCTTATGTCTTATGTAAGTGGTTTCTTTACCGAGATGGATAAGTTTACTGGTCTTATATCTGCTCTAGGTGCAACTAAAGGTTTCTTTGAAACACTAGGTAGCGGCGGTAATAACGCCATAAGTGCTCTCACTGGTTTCTTAGTTGGTAACCCAGTATCAAGAGCCCTTACAGGAATATTTAAAGCTGAGGGCGGAGACGTAGACAAAAAGTCACCTTACATTGTTGGCGAGCGCGGACCAGAACTCTTTGTACCTAAAGAAGATGGATACATTGTTCCTAACCACGATTTAAAGAACTACCCATTCCGTGGTGACGGTGGTTGGGTGTTTGGAAAAGGCACAGGATTAGATGAGAAATCTTCAAACGAAGACTTTGCTAAAGCTTTCTTAAAAAAGATTGGTGCTCCTCAAAGCCAAGATTCTATTGATGCTTTAAAGATATGGCAGAACCATGAGGGTGGTCACTTTAAAAACTCTGCTAAGTACAACCCACTTAATACAACTTTAGGTGGCAAGTACGGCTCAGAGTCTATGAACCACGTAGGCGTAAAGGTTTATAAGAGCTGGGAAGATGGACTTAATGCAACTATCGATACCCTTACTGGTAAGAGCGCAGACAAGCGTGGATACACAGACATTATTGAAGCGTTAAAAGCTGGTAAAACTGTATTACTTGAGGGAAGCC